TTGACAAAAATGTCTGAGTAGGCTCTATAAAGGCGTACTGTAGCGTTGGCATCTGCAAAAAATCGGCGGTTGGCAATTTTGTCAATAGATCTTGATGCAGACTCTACAAGAGTCTCAAGTAAGCTGTCATCTGTTGTATCTGAGATTGACAGATACGCCTTGATCCCGGCCAGTGTTGCATATCCGTTTGTTATAGCCATGGTTGGTATCCAAAACCTAAAGTGCTCTGGGACATTAAGCAAACTCCATTTCTTAAATACCAACCATGAACGGGATCTAAGCCCCCTGGAAGGGTAGGGGGCTTAGAAGCTTAGATTAGAACGTTGGTGTTGCTAATCCGGTTCCGTTGATTTGTGCAATTGCTTTTGAGTAACGCTCACCTGTAAAGGCTGACATTCCAAACAAAACAATGTTGATTGCAACTTTGCCGGTTGGTTCCTCAAAGGTTACATAGGTAGGGGCTGCTGCCTCTTCCCATAGGTGACACTCATTTAGATCTACAACAAAGATTGTGTCTTGATTTGTACCAGTACCCTTTGTTGTGGAAATGTTAGCATCAACAATAATTGGCAAGCCAAGAATTGAATAGCCGGTCTGTCCATAAGTAGGTGTGCCATTACCAACACCAATTGCATTAACTGGGTTGTAAGCGCTTGGTACTACCAATGGGCGATTTTGTGAATCTACTCCAGCCAGGAAGAATCCTAGGCGGCGTGGGTGCATGATGATCGCGTTTGGATTTACAAAGATGTTGCTTTGTACATCGGAGATTGCCTGTGCAAGCTTTGGATACAAACCTGCAACTGTTCCAGTTGTAGCTGTGTATGTAATCAAGATACCGGATGTCATAGTGGCCAAACCTAGAGGCTGACCATCGGCTCCTGAACCATTCAAGATAGCATCATCAAGTTTGGTGTGGTAGGCGCGGATTAAGTCTCCTAAAACAATGCCTTCAATGTTGTATCCGCGTAGAAGTGCTTGCTTTGATACTGATTGTTGTCCGGCGATTGTATTTACATTAACTGTCAGCGTGGTATCTGCCATGTCTTGAGATACTGCGGCTGTGTTTTGTGATGTTTGGTAAGCGACTGTAGTACCAGTAGCGATCTTTGAGATTACTACTGACATACCTTGAGCTGGCAAAACATGTTTGCGTGCTGCATCAGCGAATGGCCGACCGGCACGTGCTAAAGGCGCGTAAAGGTCAACCAAGTATTGTGGTACTACAAGACCTGCAAAGGAAGATGTGCTAACTGCACGCTTCTCAATCGCCATCTCTCTTTGGTGACGTTGAATGCGCTCTGTAGCATCACCATCTGTTTTAAATTGCGCTTTTAGCGCATCTGTTAGGAAATCGTTACTGCTGCGGGCTGAGTAAGTAAGTTCTTCACTTACAACACTGAAACCGCCTGCGCGTGACTCTTTCTTTGTATCCACTGTTGCATCTACCTTGGCAGCTAGATCAGTTGCCTTTTGGTTGCGGATTTCAATATCTGACATCTGCTCAATTCTCTCATCAAGTTTTTTGATCTCTAGGTTTAATGCCTCTACGTTGGCAAGTTCTACCTCAGACAGATCGCGTGCCTCTTCGGCAGCGCGGTCAAGTGTTGATGTGATAAGAGCAGTCTTTGATTCACGCTTCTCACGTAGAGAAGCTAGGAATGCGTTTGACATGTTTCTCCTATAATTTGTTGGATTGGGTGAGAAGGTGCAACGCGCTGCTAAACAGGGTTGGGTGTTCTACAGTTTATATTATATCTCTTTAATTAAGTTTTGTAATAATTGCAAGGCTTTGTTATATCTTGGTGTGTCATCATCTTCGTCTTCATAATCTTCTCTGTTTTCGTTTGCAATGTTTTCAGCCCAGGATTTACCAGCATCCCCGCCCCATAATGCCCACGCTATACGGCCGTTAGATGGGTAGCCTTCTTCTCCAGGTCTAAAACCTTCAGCTTGTTTATCTACCTCATGTCTTGCAAAAAAAGATACCATTCGGTTGACTGTGTCTAAAGGTAGGTCTTTGCCACCTGCAATATCTCTAGCTCTAGCAATACCTATCTCTGTGCCACCCCTGCCAAACTCTCTACGCCAATCAAGTCCTCTTTGTGCCTCTGTCCTCATTGCATCTGTAGGTGTGAAGCTTTCCGCTCTATTCTCATTTTGTAGTGCCCATCTGTTGCAATAATAATTTGCCTGTACGTTTGCATCCCACAAACTACAATAACCTTCTTGATAAAAGTAGCAGTTTGCACAATTCCGACCTTCTGGGACATCTTCGCTTGTGGCAGGTCTGTAATTTTGTGGCAACTCTCTAGTGCCAAACTCTGCAATGTTAATAGCTGTTAATTGCTCTTGAGCTTGAGCCTCTGTTTTATGACAGCCTAAGACCTCGCGGTTATCATCTTTAATGACTGCAAAGCCATCACAGTCTGGATGATCACTTACTATGCTGTATGGCATTTAAAATCTTCTTTGCTTCATCAAGTCTAGGTGTCAATAAAGGTGCACCTTGTCTTACGCCAGAAACCGCGGCTGCATCACCATAGGCTCCAAATGTTACAAGTGAGACCTCGGCTAGATGCGCCTTCAGTCTTTCCATAACGCCATCTGATCGTTTGCGGTTTTTGATTGGCATAAATCCAATACTTAATTGATCAAGTGCGCCATCTTTGACAAGCTCTAAGGCTTCATCACCTTCTCTTGTCTTAGAGATCCTAAACTCTGCATAAAGGCCTTCATCTGTTTCTTTTAATAATGTTGCTCTGCCTAAGACGTTATTTTCACCATGGCCACGTAACAGTTTGACTCTATGCGGTGCACGCAGTACATCTGCAAAAACACCTTTACGAAATACCTCAGTCATTGTGCTACTGATGCGTTGCTCTTTGTTGTAAGGCACTGCCATCCCGTAAATAGTCCGGCCATCACCATTGGCAAGGCGAAGTTCAAACTCAACTGTGTATTGTCTGTTTTCTATATCATTCTGCATCTTGGGTTTCCTCTATTGCCTCGGCGGTTGTAGCAAGTTCATTATCATTATCGCCCTCTTCATAATCCATTGCCTCAAGATTTTCTCTATCTCTTACTTCATCAACAGATAAGAAGCCATTTGTAATGCCTACAGCGTAAGAATTGTATCGACTTGTGGTATCTGTCTTAAGCATTGAGTCATATTTAAACTTTGCAGTTTGTCCTCTGACTAAGAGATCTGAGAAGGCTGCCTCTATGCGTTCGGCTATTGGTTGGATTGAGAATTTAATAAGCTGTAAGTTTTCCTCTTCAACATTTGAGTATGTGCGGCTTGCATTAGGGGCACCAAGGTAATAAGGAGGCAATCCTAAAATGTTTGCAGCCTCAGTAAGACCAGCCGTTTGTGCCTCAACTAATTGACTCTCAGCTGCATTGCTACTTAACACTTCAAAGTCGGTTGATGCGTTCATAACTACTGGGGATCTATTGCGTGATGAGTACATTGACATCCAGGCAGACTTTAGAGCTTGTGCCTCTTCGCTTGTAAGATCTGGGTTTGATGACTTAATGACGGCTGTAGGATTTACACCGCCATCAAAGTATCTAGCAGCATATTCATTGATTGCAATTTCTTTACCAAGCGATTGCTTTGCTACGGCTAAGATACCTCTGCCTACAATGTCACCCGGCATAGTAAAGTTTTTAATGTGAAAGATCTCAGATCTGTCATACTCTTTGTCATCAATTCTGTAAACTAGACGACCTTTATCTCTTGCAACTTGCACGCGATCAGGTGCAATAGGATAAAGACTTTCTGCATAACCATTGGCACCGGGTTCACCTAAGACCGCGATGTAATTACCATCCATAATCAACCCAACCGCCATGGCTGCAATTGTTTCCATGCGTGTCTCAACAGGGTTTGGTCTTGCCAAGATTGTAGGTGTTGGTGTTACCTCTCTACCATTGCGATATGCACACAAATCTAACGCGCCAATAGCATCAGCTATCAAAGTAATACCGCGATAAATTGCAGGTATGCCTAAAGCTGTGTTTCTATCTACGTATGTGCCGGCAAAATTACCTTCAAAGAATCTACCGACTCTGCCAAGTGAATCTACATAGCCGCTAGATGTGTACACCATGTTTGGCTGTATTTGTCTCTTGAGCAGTTTGCCTAGCATTACTTACCTCTAACTTCCAGGGCTATACCAAAAATAATTAAAAATGCACCGCCCAAGATTACCCCAAAAACATAACTTAGTGATGCAACACCTAAGACTAGCAGTAAAGCCCCTGAGACTTGCAGAATGGTTGCTAAGTATTTCATTAGTACATCTTACTCCTTACTACGGGTCTTTCTTCGGTTTTGGTAACTACTCCATAGCGTGCCAACGTAATTGCTACAAGTGGCGTGATGTTTGTTGTGCTTTGTCTATTCCAAGCCCATGAGTCTCCTAGTGGTCTCTTTGTAGATCCTATGATTGCAGCTCTTAGGTTTGGGTCATCTATATGGCAAACTGTCTTAGCTTGTACAGCATCATAGAAAGATCCACAAGCTCTTGCATAATCTCGCAGGTGTATAGCCATTACACCAATCTCTTGCTTTTGCAGCTCTGCAATCAATGAAGCGGCAGGTGAGCCGGTGTCAATGACTACCTTAGTCTTGTACTTTTTACAGAGCTCCACAAGCTTTGGCAATACCCATGATGTGCCCTCTTTACATTCAATGAGCTCTACAGGTGTGTAATCTCTAACCATGCCTGAGACTGCAATAGAGGCGCGATCTCTTTCCCTTGATATATCAACACCAAAGACCACCTGTTCACCAAGTATTACATCAGTCCTAGCAAGTGAATCCCACAGCTCTGTATTGATAACTTGTACAGCATCCCTAGATGGCCAGACATTCAACCATTCTTTAGTAAAAATCTCAGGGCTGTTTGTTTGTGAGGCCTCTTTGACAGCTTCAAGTAATACACCCTTTTCTTCATGCAAGCTAGGGATTGCTTCATACCACACTGATTGATCCATGTAGTCAAAGTCATCACTTAAAGGTGACCATTCAAACCAAGCAAGTTTGTTTGTAGGCTCTGCAATCTCTCGGTGTCCTAATTCTCTGTAATGCTCTAGTAATTCTGACTGCCCTGGTCTGCCTGCATTAGACATGATCCACAACTGACCATTGCGTTTAGTAGCTAAGGTTGGTTGCAAGTTTGCAATTAAAGATAATGGATGTGTCAATGCTTCATCAATCACCATTAGATTTAAACTCAATCCACGTGCACCCTTGTCATTGGGTGTGACAATGCCATAGGTAGATCCGTTGCGCATGTATATCTTCTCATTACCATTTGTCTTAGATACTCTAGCAATACGTTTAGAGAATTGCGGTGAGAGCATAAAGCTATGTAGATGCTCTTCCCATTTGACCTTTGCCATGTTGCGGTCTTGAGCTGTATAAGCAACATGTCTTTTTGGTTGTAACAATTCAAAGGCTATACGTGTCTCAATCAATTTAGACTTACCTGATTGCCTAGATACTTGAGCCGCTACAGTGCGGTACTTGTACATGCCATTCTTGTACTTCTCTAAACCAACATCACAAACATACTTTTGCCACTCAAACAAAGAGAAGCCTAAGAGCTCTGCAACAATAGCCATCTTGTCACCATCAGTCTCACACTTGTCTTCTCTAGCTGATGCCCACCTTGGTGGACACTTACTTAAAAAGGTCATCAGTCTCTGGTAACCCGCAATAAGTCCAAATCTCTCTTAGCTCTCTTGATATAGATGGGATGGTATGGGTGTTATCGCCTGTCTTCTCAATTAAATCCCAAGCTGTAGCTAAGCCTCTTAAAGCTGTCTGTGTGACACCATCAATATCATTTCGCCCTTTTAAAGCCGCGGTCATTGCAGCTGTATGTCTGCCAATTGGCGGTCTACCACTTACGGCTGTTTTTGACGGCTTTTCTTTTTTCGTTACCATAAATCGCTCCCTTCGAATAGTTGCAATGTGCACACGCCGGCCTTAGAGTACCAACCCAAAGCTCTGGTGCTGGGAAGGTATCAATAGGTGGATCATGGTCAATCGTTGTAGCTGCAGCTTTTTTACAGTAAAAACAAGCTGGTTGCGTTGCCAAAATAATTTGGCGCATTCGCTTGTAATGTGCGTTGTATTTTCTACTTTTCAAAGTTTTCATAACAAAATTGTTATATTTTTTTTGCCTTTCCTGTCAGCTTCGGGGAGAGAGAAACGCGAGACGGCGGCGTATTCCGCGGGCGTGCGTGTGGGGAAAAAACAGGCTGCAATTTAGTCTACTTTTGAGACCAGTATGTGAAGCGTGCCGGAGCCTGAGTCAGTAATCGCGTACAGATCCTCAGCCTCCATCAAGGTCATCCTAACCTCATCACCATTGTCCATAAGGTACCCGTTGCTGGATGTAACTGCGCTGTTGCCAATGTGTATTGCATGCTTAGCGTGTAGTAATACATCCCGGCTTACATTGTCACTTGCTATTATCAGCTGTCTTTCCGTCGTCACTGTTACTTGACTTGTTATTATCGCCATTCGTTGCCTCTTCACTCTGTAGTCTTGTCTGTCTAAATCTTGCAAAGTCTTTGTGTTGCCTTGCCCCTATCCACATCTTGCGCTGATGCTCCATTTGTACGCCTGTGTGTGCATAGATCTTAAAGCCAAAGCTCTTAGCTCTAATGCACCAGAGTAGATCCTCTCCTATCCATTCCTGATGCAATGGCATATCCTGGTAATAGCCCCACTTGTCTCCTTGGTGGGTTTGATCAGCCTCTTTACGAAACCGCTCAAATACGGATCTATGTACCAGGATTGCGCCGGTGCCAGCTGCGTCAATCTCAATTATCTTATCAGGCTCATAATCATGTACAGCATACAAGCCGCTGTCTGTTCCTTGTTTAAAGATACATGGTACAGGCTCTAAGTATGGTTGCCCTACCTCCCACCCTCCATGTACTACACCTGAGACTATCAACCTTTTCTTTGAGTCAGCTGCATCTATAAGCTTCTTAAAGTCTTGCACTGTAAAGCGTTGGTCTGTATCAATCTGTAGTAACCAATCATCTGTAGTCTTTTCCATAAATGTAGCAACCACTTGATTGCGCAATCTACTGATTACACCTGATCCTTGTAATGATATGAATTGACCCAATTGCTTTTGTGATCTCGCTACATCCAACAAGCTAGTCAGAAAGTCGGTGACTATGTAGCCCGGTGAGCAGATTCCTATTGTAACTTTCTCGTTATCTTTCAATGCCATCCCTTCATAAGCCAGTGAGACCAAGCCCCACAGGCGTTTGCTACACCAAACCTATCAGTGCCATATCTGTTTTTTATGTATTTGATGTGCCAGGTGATTTGTTGCTTATATGTAGCTGTCTTTAGATATTTCGATCTACCTTGAGGTAATCCATAATGTGAGCCATTCTTAGCTCTAATATCCCATCTACTGTTTTCCATAGTCACTAAGGATGTAAGACAATGGTATTGATCTGGGTCTAAGTTTAATTGTTTTAAATATTCTAATTGATAGATTCTTTTGGTTTCTAAGGCATTAACTGGATTTATATTAACTACAATTAGAATTACAAATATTGACATCTGGGAGACTAGATTTTTGATAGCCCCCCCTACCCCCCCATTGTAACAATGAGTAGGTTGAGAGATGACACCCGGTATGACTGAGTTTCCGCGTAGCCCCCTAAAGCGGTTGAAATGTATCATAAGTTTTTACTCCAATCAACACAACATGGTTTATCAGGTGGCATCAACCACCGGCCACACTTACTGCAACGGCTCGGCTCAGTCGCAGGGGTTGAGGTCATTATTAGCAGCTTGATCTAATAAATTATCTACGAGCTCAATGAATGGTTTGCAGTGCCTCTTTGTAACAAAGAAACACTCAACCTGAATCTTTCTAGCTGTGTCGAAGATTGTGCCCATTGTCCAAAACTGTCGGCTTGAGACCGGTATGGCAAACATGGCTTTGGTCTTTTGACTGATATAGACATAGGCGTAGGGCTTAATCAGCTTTTGATCAAAGCCGTAGACAGTATCTACAATGATTGATGACAGGGGAAAGTCATCAAGACTATTGAAGACCATAGCGCGGCTTTTAACCTCTAGCACTAAACCATTGACCACAATGTCTTTCTCATTCTTGGTCTTATCAGCTATCGCATCATGGGTTGAGGCAATAGTAAACTCAGGGACATAAACCTCTGGCACACCATATTGACGTAAGACTGAGGCTACGTACTCATTGAAGCCATGACCCTCAAGCATAGCCTTCTCATAATCAAAGCTCATTGCATACACCCACAACCTACACAACGCTTGTAATTACCTTCAGTTAACAATCTAGGGTCATTGCAAGCCATACATGTATCAAGCTGTGAAGTGATTAGTTGAAAATCTAATCCAGCATCTGTAAAAGAGTATTTGATGCCTTCTTTAGTAACTATCTCTAAGTAACCCATTAGTTATCCTCTGCTAGATACCAGTGCCCATTAGCTGTGACCTGTGCCCACTTAGCATCACAACCATTGCCGCACTCACAGACATAACCTCTAAATGGCTTACCTGTCTTGCTTGAGATGCCACCTAGATATTTCATCTTTGTGCCATGAGCGCAGTATTGATCAGGTGAGTTAATTGATATGCCGGCCGAAGCTGCAGGCTTTACAGCTGTTTGTAATTCAGCCTCAAGTGCAGGTGTAGGTTCAACCTCCCAGGTGGAGGCTCTAGCCATTCCCTCTTTTGTAGCTGTCTTCTCAGTAGCTTTAAGTAAGGCCAGGGCACGTGCATAGCTTGAGGTTGTAACATCCTCAGCAAAAAACTTACGCATGTGTTTTGGGTATTCAGATTGCAAACCCCTGGCAATGTTCATAGTCGCAGGTTGTAGATCTTGAGCATCCCGATAAGTGGCAGTTGTGACAATAAAGATCTCATCTACCACAATGCCATTGTTTCCCATGATTAGCTCATGGTATTTGTCAGTGATTCTTAAACCTCCCATTGGGAAGTTTGTTTGGAACCACCTGTTTAAAGTAGCTGCATCTTCGTACTGAGATAGATCCATTAGTTTGCCTCTTGATCGAAGAGCTGTACAACTCGCGCCATCAGGTACTCATTATCTTCAACCAATTGATTTTTTCTCTTAGTAACTTCTCTTTGTCCAGCTGCATAACCAACGCCGTAACCTTGGTCATAACCATTTTCATAAGCAATCATCCAGGTTATCTTTACAATCAAAGCAACCAAGATAGAAAGACTTAATACAATCATCCATCCATAAATTTCAAAGCTCATATTTCACCGCTTCCTTGAACTTGTCTAACCAATAACCTTCAACCATTTTGGCTGAAAGCCTGCCCCTGATCTGTTTAGCACCCATGCTTTTATGTGCGTGCGCCCGGATCAGAGAAGCCTTAATGAAGCGCGTACGTTTTGCATCAACGTAGGCACCGCTTTCTTTATCGTATTTCACTATTACCATGTCATAAGCTTTAGTAAGTCATCAGGTAGATCCACCGGTGTCACATCATTGATTACTTGATATTGTGTGCCGTTTGGATGTATTGATGGGGGAAGAACTACATAGCCTTTATGTTTGATGTCAATGCCTGACATTAGTTTGCCTTTAAATTGTGTTGGCTTGTCATGATAAAAGTAGTAATGCCAACCATCATTAGTTTCTACTGTAAAAGTGTTTAACTCTCTACAGTATTTTTCTAAACCATTCCACTCATTAGGTTGATTGACATTGCGTGTGTCGAAATCTAAGACGACTAAATTTGATTGCACTATGCCTAAACCGATGTTTAAGCTTGTATCTGCAAACCAATCATCTATCTTTGATTGATCAAGTGTTGCATCTAAATAACCATGACGTAAAAATCTTGCAGGCTCTTTAGATTGTGGCTTTAGTGGTAGTACATACCACCCTTGTTTTGCGTAAGCTGTAGCGTTCATGCACTCACCTTGACTTTATCTGCATAAGCAACTTGCCAGTCAAAATTATTAGAGTCATCAATTGCATAACCTTTTTCAATTCTTGAATTGTGTAAGGCTGAAGCTTTATGACCAGATGGTCTTTTGCAATGATTACCAGGTTTGGCATTACATGTTTCACACTCTAAAGATTTGGGACAAACATCGCCCCTTGTTACACCATCACACCAATTGCATTTTGTTTCTGTGTAGTTCATATTAACCCCCTTCAAGGTCAATTGCATTTACAAAAGCAATTAAAGCATGCCCCACTGACAAATGCAATTACCCAAAGGCTTTTCCTAAAGCTGAGAAGCTGCCGTCTGTGTTAAACCGGATCATCTCTACGCTCAAGTTGCCACGCTTAATGGTCAGAATGACCGCCCCAGCCTGCCAATTGGCGTAATAAGCCCCCTTTGCCAGATAGGACATCTTTGCTATGTTGCAGGTGTGTCCTACCTCAATGCCTACTAAAACCCGCTCTAATCGGCCTCCAAAGGCCTCAGATTGCGCTTGATAACCCATGCGATGCGTGTGACCCGAAATTACAGAGCGACCCCACCGCCGGGCAAGGCCAAGAGCTGTTGAGCCGCCTACCCTGGACATTGTGCCCTCATCCCCATGACACAGTACAAAGCTAGTGCCTGGGATCTCAAAAGGTTTCTTGGCGTAATAAATGCCTAGATCATCAAAGGACATAAACTTTTCATACTGTAGCTCTGGCAATTCCATAAGTCCAGGTATGCGTGTCAAGGACTTAAACAATCTATCTGAATGATTAGACCTAGATATGACATCCATCTTCAGGTCATACAAAATTTCTTTACATAGATCCCTGTCAGCGTTTAGTGTCTGTTCAAAGGATTCAGCTTTACCCTCACTCCATTTTGATATTGTGTTGAAATCCATTTCATCACCAACCGACATGACCAAATCAAACTTAAATGCATTAACCAGTTTTTTTAGATTCTTGATTGCAGCGTCAAATTGAAATGGGACTTGCATATCTGAGACCACTAGATAACGGGCGTTCATTGTTTTGTCGCGCTTAATCAAAATCCTCATCATCCTCTGTTGGATCAATGGTTGGGATGATGCCATCATCTCCAACGATCCAGTCAGGTAAGATTCTTTCTTGCATCATCCAAAATGCCATAGTCTCACTAAATCCTGCTTTTTTAGCTGCTTTGTAACATTCATGAAGACTGATGTAGAAATGATCCATGTGCGTCAATGGCTCTGGCGATTTAGGTACTACACGTTTGCGTGCAACCTTCTTTATTTTACGTTTTCGGGAAGTAGCCATGAGTTTATTTTAACGCATTAACAAGGTCAGCATATTCAGATGACCTAAGATATATCTGCATTGCAAGTAAATCCTCTGTGTACAAACTTTCTTGATTAACTCTTTTGTAACCTTCATCCCATTCCGCTTTATTAGCTACAGGATGCAGATGCTCTAAAATAACCTCTGGTAGATAGATTAAACAATCTAAGTCCAGACCTAATTGTTTAACAAAATTGTCCATGTATAAGTGTTTAATCCCAGGCGGTACTATGCCTTGCATTCGTTCAACAATATCTCTAGTGACTGCAAAATGCGTTGGCAAGTTCTCACCTTGTAAAAGATCATTCCCATAAGCAACGCCTGTTTTACCCAACAAGGCTTTTTGTAAACTTTGATCCCAATTTAAAGTCTGTGGTAAACAATCATCACCAAAAAAAATAAATATGTCGTAAAAAGGGAAGACTGAACTATCCAACAAAAGTTGTGCCCCATCATTGAAAGCTTTAGCAGCTCCACCGGTTTGATTGTCTGAAACAAGACACATGTAATCTTTATTATCTAAATATTTATCAAACTTAGGGTCATCTTTGTCAATGACTGCATACAAATCAGCTTGTGCATTAGTGCCAACAAAAGATTCAGCTAATCTAGCCATATTTTCTGGTCTGCCTCTTGTTGGCACTATTACGCAGCTCTTCATGAGAGAAGGGTAGACTTATTACTTTTTTGTTATGAGGATCTGGTAAAGCGTGTCTATTTTTTCCTCTATACGCGCAACCCTGCCTTCTAAATTATGACGGCCATTATTATCAGGCTTTAACTCACTTAGATAATGCTTAACTAGCCATCTCACGGTTGCTACCAGTGCGCCTAAAATAGTAACCGTAGATACTGCTAATGCCGCCCAATCATTCACGCTCATTAACTATTGACACCAAATTGATCATTTTTAGGATCAAGGTAGCGGATTATAGGTGCAACTACGGCACCTGCTAAAATTGCTAACTCAGGCCTAACATCTGCAACTAAGGCTAAGGCTGTTGTAACAGTTGCTACTGCAACGCTTCTTATATATGACTTAATAATTTCTTTTTTCTTTTTATCTAATTTCATTTTAATCCTAACTGTTTAATTTTTTGTTTTACTTCATGCCTGGTTAATGCTATTTCAAAATGCATTTCATCTTTACGCTTTTTGTAATTGCCGCCCCAACCTAGTCCATATTTAGTTATCAGTAGGTTAATTGTATTACGTTGATCCTTATTAAATGTATTTGACTTGCCCAAAGGATGCTTAATTGCATTTAAATCTATCGCTGTGCCGGATGAATGATTACTTAAAACGCGCTCTGATCCCCTAGTCATGCGGAAGGCGTAACCCCAATCATCTAACTGGCCTTGATCAATAGGTTCAACTAATTCATGAAATTCTTTGGCAAAATTAACAAGCAATGGGGCAACGGCTTTGCAACAAGCAAACTTTATTTTTGTACCCGGCACAACAAAAGATTTAATGCCTAATGCTTTGCGATCCCCACTAGCCGGCCAACCATTAGGGCTAGTTAGTTCTCTAATTTTTGCCACATTAAATTTTCTTCATCCCAATACCATTCGCCTTTGACCGGCATTGGTGTTGGTGCGTTCCAAAATGATCCTGATCTAATCCAAGATGGATATGGTTGAGGTGTTACAAAAATATCCTCATCTGGATTGTAAGAAAAACCAATTCCTGCATAAGTGCCTCTGATATTAGAGTTGTAACTAGTGCGTTTACATACTTGCCCCCTAAAATTGCCATACCAGGTTTCAGTATCTAAACCTTCAATCAGTTCAGTTTCATCAATACCAACAATAACCTCAGTAACAATATTGTTTTTATCTAAAAATGCGTAATGTGCCATTATGCCCAACTCACATTTCCAGTGCCATCAGTAATTGTTGTAATCTTAAAACCACCTGAAGGTGAGCCTGTTGAGCCAGTTAACCCAGCACCAACAGTAATTGTGTATGCGTCAGGATATTTCAAAACAACAACACCCGATCCTCCATTTCCCCCCGTTCCCCCACCAGAAGAATTTTGTCCGCCGCCCCCGCCCCCGCCGCCTGTGTTTGCAGTTCCAGGAGATCCATTAGTGCTAAAACTTCCGCCATTACCTGCGCCCCCTTTATCAGCAGTAGTTGAAGTTCCACCTCCTAATCCACCCGGAACTCCATTATTTCTTGCACCGCCGCCCCCGCCGCCAGCATAAGTTACAGAGTTAAACGTAGAGGCAGTACCACCATCTGAACCAACAGTTTGAACTACTGTATTTGCAACACCAGCGGACGCTGAACCGCCACCGCCAGTACCAAAATTACTTTGCTCAGGGGAAGATTGTGCGCCACCATTAAAACCTTCTACTGGAGAATAAGAACCTGCGTTACCAGTACCAGGTGCTGCACCCCCAGCGTGCGCTGCGCCACCACCTGAACCCCCAGAATTTCCACTTGAATTTGAATTGCCAGCCGCCGATCCTCCTGCACCGCCACCTGATGAACTGTTTGTAGAAAATGTTGAAGTGCTACCATTAGAACCTTTAGTTTGGTTGCTACCAGCAGAACCACCAGCACCAATGGTGCAAGTGTAATTTGTGCTTAAAGATAATGCTTGTGTTAAAAACGAACGAAAACCTCCCGCTCCCGCTCCCCCTCCAATATCGCCCCCGCCCCCGCCCCCACCAGCGACAACAATGTAATCAACCGCAAAAGGAGCTTTACCTCCTTGTGACAAAATTCCTAGAATATTCATTAAAATTATTCTGCTAATCTGCCGATAACATACCAACTGTTTGTATCTACTTTAACGCAAGATGCTGCACCAAAAGTTTGTGTAATGGTTGGACTTGTAGAGATCGCAGCACTTGACGCAATTGTTACGCCTGCGCCCTGTACGATACTTACTGTTCCCGCCGATCCAATTTTAATTAAGTTAATAACTGATCCGGTTGTCATAGCAACTGAGCTCTCTGGTGGAATAGTGACAGTAGTAGTGCCCGTATTTGAATATGTAATTAATTTATTGTCTGCATCTGCTAAAACAAAAGTATCTGATGTTGTAGTAACAGCTCTGACAGTCAAATTGGCTATGCTGTTCATCTGAGCTGCAGTCAAAACTTGACCGGTACTAAAGGTTGCCATCTAATATCTCCTAATAACTTAAAATGTCTTCATCAAGTAATCCATCAACGGCTGAGTCTAGCAAAAAACCAACCGCAAAGGGCTGAGCACAGGAAAAAGTGACAAGAAAAGATTTTGGTGTTATCTGGTATTGCACGCCGGCTATCAAGCTATCACTGATTACATTGCCAGCGGGTAAGGTTTGGGTGACCTCAATTGGGCTAAAGATGTCAAGCTCTAAAGCTGCAGTCACTCTGGCAGGGTCATCAGTACCATAAGCATCAATGGTTAAAGAATTGAGTTGAATATTTACACCTTGCTCTTTACGTGAGGCAATAATCATCTGAGCCTGATTTAACGCATCTGCCTCAGTTGTCATAAGGCCTGTTCTAACTCGGCTATGTTGGAAATAATCATCAATGCTGGCAGTATCGCTAGCAGTCTGCCCAGTAAGTCCGGCAGGGGTAACAGTCACTTTGTTGATCATTTGATAATCAGAAATGTCAAACTCAACTTGTTGGTAAGTAATATCCCCAGACCCATTCACATCTGAGAATTGAGTTAAAGCTGCCCCTGAAGCGGTAATAATGTCAGCCCTAGACATAAACTTAACAAAGCCTCTTTGGTCAATGTAAAGAGCTCCGGTTTCTGTTTGCTCAATCTCTTGAAGAGAAGCAAGCAAAGATCTGGAAAGCCCGGAATCAGCTTGTACCAAAGTAGTGCTAGTAGTAGAGATTTGTCTCATACCGCCTGGCCATTCACCTGCATCTAACAAACTTGTAATACGTTGTGCGCACGTTTGTCCGGCAGTGCCACCTGATACTGTGGTCAAAGTTGTCAGGTTTAAAAGCTGAAAGCCATCAACACAATTTAAAGTTACGTAAGCAGGGTCAAAGCCTGTTGGACTTTGGTAATTCCACTCTTGAACATAAAAAGACCCTAAGTTGTAGTTTATACTGTTAAACGTTGCAGTCATGCGGATCTTACGCATTGGTTTGATTTTGCCAAACAAAGGTGATGACGTGTTGGCTGGGTTAAATTGACCTGTTTGATCAACAAATACAATCTTGGCAGTGCCACCTATGAATGAGTCAGATGATCTGTTAAAAGCTCTTCGGATATAACACTCTGTTACAAAATCGGTTATATCTACAACATCAGCGGCAGCTGTACCTAATACAGCAATATCTAGTGGCGTACTTGGGTCATCCAAAACAAGAGCGGGGTCAAAACTAGCTCCGTTGCTAAAGTCAATCTCTGCCCTAAAAATTGCGGCTGGCATTATCTACCTAAGTTTGCCAGTTGTGTAACCGCCCCAGTGCGGTTGAGGTTATACAAAACATCTTGGATGACTGATTGCAATTGTCCTTCAGAGATCACAGAGCCGGCAACATTGACAGTAACTCTGTTGCCCATTCCGCCCATGCGGTCTAGTGGTATTACAGCCTCAGCCCCAGCCTCACCAATCAAAGCATTTGTTGGTCTAGTGACAATGCCGCCCTCAGCCAGAGGCACGCGGTTTGTTGAAAGAATTTTAGACATGAGGTCGTTATAAATTTCATTCACTCTTGTCACGCTAGATGCAGCTGTAGACCTTGCTTGTTCTAGAGTTGCAGGTTGTTCAACCGGCGAAGTTACGGGTGCTTGGCTAACAACAAAGCCACGCATTTTAGCAAGTTCAGCATTAGCATCAAATAACTTTTTCAAATAAAGATCTACTGCCAAATTTGTCATACCCCAGGTTTTAGCTAAATTATCAATCTCGGCAGAGGTAATTTTGCCATCTTCAATTACCTTTAAAACATCTGCATACTTTTGAGCCTCGTTCACAGCGGCTTGTGTACCATCTGCAAGCTTTTGCAATATCTTGACTCTTAACTCATCCTCACCTGTTAATTTTCTAGTTAAAGCGGCCTGTAGGTTAATCTTTTCTAAATCAAACATACCTTCAATTTTAGTTTTTTGTTTTGCTAAGGCAGCCTGCGCTGTTTGCTCTTTAGTTTGTGCCTTTTGTCTTGCAAGAATGTCAGCTTGTAATTTTTTAGCCATCTCTTCTTGTGTAAGTTTTTTCTTTCCAAATTTTACTTGTAACTCAAGGGCATCAATACCAAACTGCGATAGACCTAAATAACCCTTTTCTTGTAGGTATTGTCTTTGTCTTACCTTAAAACCCTCTTCACCGAGCTCCTTAAAACTAGTAACTAAAGCTTTAAATACACCCTCTTCACTTAATACTTTACCAAAACCTACAAAAGTGTCACTTACTTTTGATGCAATTCCTTCTAAAGCTATGCCAAAGTTTTTTAGATCACCTGTGCCAGTTACGATGTATGAGGATGCTACTAAGAACCCGGTGCCTAGTTTTTCTGTGGCTGTGCCTGCACTAATTTTAAAAGCCTCTAATTGACCTGCAAAAGTTTTCGTTGAAGCTTCGGCTGCTCCATTATATTTATCTAAGTTGAGCAGTATTTTTTCAAAGCCCATTGCTTGTGCTTCGGCTGCAGTAAAGCCAAGTCCTAAACCACCTATAGCCTTATTGTTACCTACAGCGGCCTTTGTGAGTGCATCTAAAACTGAACCTAAATCTGCGCCGGTGCCAGCTGAAACATCTAAAGCTTTTTGTAATAAAAACTGAGAGCTGTCAAGATCACCGGTTTGCGCAACTAATTGCCTTAAGGCCGGTATTAAGACCTCATTAGTAACGTTTGTAACCCTTTGTAAACCATCAAGGAAATCCTTTACATTAGGAAGAAGACCCTCGGCTCCAATAGATTGTAAAGTAAGGCGTAGCTGTTTATCTAATTTTTCCTGAGCTAAGGCAGCTTGTATAGAGTTTTTACCAAGTGAAGCCAAGGCAAAGCCGGCAGCAACGGCACCGGCATAAAGTCCAGCTTTTAAGGCGCGTTTGCTTTTGGCTACAGTTTTGTCAAAACCTTGTAGCTCTTTCGTAGCTCTTTCTAAACCTTTTTTGTCGAACTTGGTTAAGAAGTTGACTACTACATTCTGACTTAGTGCCACAATTAACCCTTAAAATTCTTGCCCAGATATTTTTTTAACACTGTCACAAGGTTAGCATTGACTTGACCACCTAATTGATATGAAGCCCTGTAAATCAATCTTTTCTCAGTAGCTCCACCCTTTTGATTGACCTTTGCTATAAATCCATCACTTGCATTTTTATTGCGGCTAACTCTTCGGGTCTTGCCTCTGCTCCTAGCAGTACCAAAACCTGCAAGCTCATAAATAATACCTGGCACCGATTTGTTGACTACGGCTAAAGCTGTAACACCAAAGGTTGTGCCTTTAATTCTTTGCACCTTTGTTTTTGCTGTAGTTACTTGAATGCCAGCCTTGACATCAGCTTGAGACCATTGCCATCTTGATTGTCTGCCTTCACCATAAGTTCGGCCTCTGTGTTGCCTGTCGTAAGCCCAGCCCCAGTTTGTAGGATAGTACGGCTTAGTCTCTCGCCATCCTGGAAAGACTTGAGCAGGGACAAAACTCTCAGCTAGTTTTTCAACAGGTTTAACTTGTTTTTTTAATTCTTTTCTAAATTGTTTTTGTAGCTCTGGCTCAGTCTTTTTTAAGGTAGCCAAAATTTTGTCAAGATCTGCTACATAAACAGCGGTTAAGGCTCTATCAGCTTGCACCATTATTTACGCCTCACTGTCTTGTTGGTTGCAGCTCTCTCTTGCAAGATTGCTTTCATTGCTAAATAGATCGCTGGATCAACCTCTAAAAGATCTTTTGGGCTGATTCCGGTTGCGATCGCCATGGTTGCGACCTCCCAGATTTGTCCATGACGATCTAGCCATTTTTTGGTTCAAACAATAAATCAACATCTACGTATTGATTTATGTAGTCATCACCATAAGCTAAATCTGTCTTGCCTTCGGCTTTCTCAAGGTGCCATGCAAGCCACCAGAGATCACTCTCCATTTGTAGCTCTGCCAGCCTCTTACGCCATCCTGTCTTAAACTCAGCCTCAAAGGCTACTTTGACAGATGGCGTAAGATCGTAAGTTACTGTCTTGCCGTCTTTCTTTGTTATCTCAATCTTGTGCATGTCCCCTGCTTTCTTATTACGCGCTTGTGGATTTTGTCAATGCTGTTACCGGAAAGGTGACGCTGGCCGTTGAGGCCTCGCCGCCGGTTGAGCCATTGATCGGTGTCCAGTTAGTAATTAAACAAGACATTGTGTAGCTTGGATTTGTTGCGCTTACTGTACCTGAGACCGGGATAAACTTAAGATTAAGTTTTGTACCAATTGCATCCTCAAATATAGAGTTTACTGATCCTGCAGCGAAGTCATTGAAAAGTTCCAAAGTTACATTTGAAATTTCAACTCCGCCAATCATATTTTGTATTGTGTCATTCATTGCAGTAATAGTTACAGCTTCAACCTCGCGGTTTAAACTGACTGTACTTACAAAAGAGGTGATTGTTGTAGTTCCAGCCACAACAGCTACCTTGTTACCCATGAATATGGCCATGTTTTTCCTCTCGTTAGCCTATCAATTCCACTGCGTATTGATAACTTAGGTAGTCAATACTAGCGGATGTTATTGTGCCCGGTGATGCAGACACAACTCTCAATGTTTGCAATGCACCGCCTAGTGTTACATCAGCCTCAATAGCTTGCTTAATTGAGGTTGAACCGGATGAGCTAAGTAACCCATCCAATCTTTCTTGTCCATCTCTTTCACTCATTCTGCCAACCATCACAATAATGTTGCAGGTAGCAAAATCAAAACCTCTGTTTAAGGTGTAGTCATAATTCATTGACAGTTGACCTACAACCGCAAAAGCGTTGTTTGTGGGTACATTTGTAGAGTCCGGGACATAATCCATGACACGCAACCCTGTAATGGCTTGTAAAGCTGTTTTAAGACGTGTCCTTACTGTACTTGGTACCATCTTATGCAATAGCAATCTTTTGATAAGCCCTAACCATTTGTGATACATCTCTGCCAACCGGTGACATTCTGATAACTCCTAGATCTCCAAGGCCTAAGACTCCACCTGGTGCATCTTTACGTTTGTACAAATCAGCTGTAAGAATTAGACAAGCAACGTTTACATCTGATGGTACAGATGGCCAGCCAAACCTAGCTGTCACCTGAACGCCAGGCCTTAAACCATTCTGTGTTAACCCTGGGAATATAGGCCATGACTCTGTATTAGATACCATTGTCAATTGTGTAAAGGGTCTTCCTAAAGCTGCAGCTGTTAGTGGATCCATAATAAAATCTGTGTTTAAAGTTAGTGTTTTTGTGTAGGTGCCATTGCCGGCTTCATCTACTTTTACAACCAAACCATTTGTACTGCTAATGTCATCTGTGTAAACAAAAATGTCTGAGTAGGCTCTGTAAAGCCTTGTGGTTGCTGCCGTATCGGCAAAAAATCGGCGGTTAGCAATCTTATCAATAGATCTTGATGCAGACTCTACAAGAGTCTCAAGTAAGCTGTCATCTGTTGTATCTGAGATTGACAGATACGCCTTGATCCCGGCCAGTGTTGCATATCCGTTTGTTATAGCCATGGTTGGTA